CTCCGCGCCACCTAAGATCTAGGTAGCCAGCCCCTAAAAGGGGCTAATCCAACGGCGTTTCAGTGCGACGGCGCCGTGCCGTGGGGAATGCTCCAAATGTTTCTTATCTACAGTATCGCCATATTGGCGTCGCTGCAGCATAATAAGACATTTGGTCAAGGCCTCCTCATTCGCTAACCTATCCTCCTGATAAACAGGAGAAGGGACCCATGCCCTTACTTCTGGTGCATGAGTCTTTTGGTTAGTTCTATGAATAGAATATCTATTCATAAAGGTGAAGAGACCAAGGCCCGGAGATGTCTCCTTAAGAATAGGCAGAGTGCCTATTCTCTTCTCTACATACTTTTGTAGTAGAGCAGCAGTTTTCCAGTAACCTCTTCTAAAGAAGTGATTGCTGGTCTGCGTAAGGGAAACTATCTCTGAGGCATTCCTCTTGTCATTGGGGATGTCCGCTCTGATGTAGGTAGGTGTAACCTCCTCACCAGAGTATGCATCCATACCACAAGATTCACGGAATTTACCTCTCGTGAAAGACTTGCTGGTATTCACTTTACAATAGTACTTTTGTAAAGTTTCCATGACAACAGCAGACTCGTTTGTGGGGATAATTATATCATCACCATAAACGAAAATATCATCTTTGACAGTCAATATCGTCTTAGATGATACCGGGAGGTCCCTTGCTTTCAAAAGAGCCATTACACAAATCGTGTAAAAGTACATGGCTTCAATTGGAAAGCAAAGTGCGCTACCCATAGATGCGAATTTACTTAATGGAACAATAGTTCCATCAGGCATCTCGCATCGCTTCGAACGACATGCAGAGATAGCATCCTGTAGATCAGGATTGCTGTCAAACATGTTGATAGCGGGTTGGTAAGGAACCAAATCGCTAGCCATTGACATATCGATAGTCGCATATGTCAAATCATTCGAAGAGGATAAAGCTAAATCTCTATTAACCGACTGATCTGTGAAATTCACATGACCCTTCGTGAAAGTAGAGCTCTCGAGTACATCAACGATGTACCGAGAAAGAGCCTGTTGTGTATATTGCATACAAACAGGTTCTATAGCAATTATCCTAGGGCCTTTGAGAGTCTTTGGAACAGGAATAACCCTTACGGGTTGTTCCTCTTCCTCAGGCACAATCGTGACACGCTCGTACCCCGGACATCCGACTGCATTTGCATTAGCAAATTTGCAGTCTATGACCGGAAAGTAAGGTTCGAGCCGACTGTGCCATCGCTCAGCTTTGAACTTCTGGTTACCAGAAAGTTTCTCCGCTGTAGCACCCGGGCCATGCTTCGGGACCAAGTCTTTCCAAAAATCAATTGACTTTGAAAAGACAGATCCCCAAAGCTGACATGACACTTCTTGAAAATCAGAAATGTCACTCTGGGCCAATGACTCATCAAACGCGCGCTCTGTATGAACGAACTTGTCAAGCGCCTTGCGAACCTTATCAGGTGAGCAAGGTACCTTGAGCTTTTTGAAGGTGTAGGCAATTTGCCTAATACCTTCAATAGCTTCAATTGACGGTTCTTCATTCAACCTCCCCGACCCTCTGTCAAACACTTGGTCGAAGAAACCCTTCAAAAATGAAGGGGCCTTCCCACATTTCCGAAAAGCTCGAAAATGTGTAGGACCAATAATCTCATCAGAAAGGGCGCGATCGAAATCGCTACCTAATGATGGGAGAGTTATCGTTAAAAACGATAATCCCTCGTGTTTGACGCGGGATCTCAGTGTTTTGAGATCTCGAACATTGGGTTCAATGTCCGCGCACTTAGCGGTGGCATCTATATAGATGCTTTCCGCCAATCTCAGATGGTCACTTACGTGGCTTTTCATACTTCCTCCTATAAACGGGGGTAAGTATCCAGCCATGTTCTTACAGACCAACCGATCAGCAAATGAAAGAAAGGCACAATTGCGCCAAGTGGGTGCAAAAGCACCCACCTGACTCTGGGCACGAACTAATGTTCGTTGCCACAGACTTTCGTTACATTTGCAGTTGTCAACCAGGCTGTTAAAGCCTGAACCAGATAGTCTATCTCGGCATCAGAGAACCCGTATTCGGGTTCATCGATAACAAGATAGGTTCCAAGACTCTTATACTCATTTACTGAGGTAAGAGGATCCGCAGCGACCTTACGTTGGTCGAGACGAATCATGCGCCGCGTTCTGTTGCCGGATTCTTGATGGCTAATCACCATCTTATAATCCTCATCAGAAGTGGCGTACTCGGAACGATACCCGTCAGATTTAATCTTGGCGAGTGTCTGAGCTACTGTATTGACAGTGATCGATTGGGGATCTGTAAAAGCCATGGTCAACCTCTAAGATACTTTGGTACTTAGAACAGGCCACCATATGGTTACCAAGCCATATGTAGCTAGGACCTATTCGTTTTTGGGTCCTACAGCTAGGCGCACGCTATGCTAACGCAAGCGCGTGATCCCTAATGCTGTAAGAATAGACCATTGTCTAGTAGTAAAACTACTACTAGACAGGCCAAACCCGAACGGCGACGCTTCGACTCTCTGTTTGCGAGTTAACTCAGCAAACCAAGAGCATTTGGGTGTACCGCGATCTAAAAAGATCGTAGTATCCATGTCAATTCTTTGACTGGATGTACCCATTACGTAAGCGTACTTGGAACATAGGTTGTTTTGACTGATTAGGCTAATATTGGAGATAATATCTCCAGTATTGCTGCACCAGTCTACCAACCAAGACCAAGGTGTTAAGTTCCAAATCAAACTCGGTGAGGGGTTAAGGCCAAATAGCATAGCTACGGCCCTACCTTTCCAAAGGAAAGATTCTTCGTTACCTGGAATCCAGTAACGAAATGCCCCACTAAACCAGACGTTTTGAGATCTAGTCTCAATAACGCGCCTGGTCCCGTAAGGAAGATTTGGATCCTGAGAGCTTTTTGCGTAGTGATAGGTGATGAGAGATGGCCATAATGAAATTATGTCATCTTCATCCTCTAAAACTCGCACCTGCTCATCAGAAAATACGGTGCCCTTTCTCCTGATCCATTGACCATTATCACGTCTAAGCTGATTAATCTGCTTGTCGAGATATGCGCAAGTCTTATAAAAGTCTTGCAGGTCGTTCAGGAAAGGAATCCACCCAAATTGGGTGTTCAACCAATGGTTAGAAAGATTCTTCGGGCCAAAACCCGTCGGACT